ATATGAAGCTGCAAAAGAATTGCTCAATCGTAGCCCAAGAACTCACGGAAAATGTGAGCTTATTATTAAAGAGTATATTCCGCAATTAGCCTGGATTAACTTTGACCGTGTTATTAAGTATCTTGAAATCGATGACTTTGAATTAATCGGTTATACGTCTGACCCAGCTATTCCGGTGGAAATGCTTGCACCTACAGAAATTTAAGCAAATTTAACTAAATACCACTATTCTGAAAACCAGGCTCTTACGCCTGGTTTTTTATTTTATAGAAAAATAATCTTAAAAAAAGTAGAAAAAAATTTTTTAGTTCCAAATATTCGTGTATCTTTACAATATCAAAATAACAGATATTATGCTACATATAATTATCAACCACAAAACAATAGAAGTTAAAAAAATTGGAAGCAATTATTTTTATACTGGTTCACAAGGTAACAAAGTTCGTGTTGATGTTAAAAATGTCAAAGGCATAAAACCTAAAAAAGAAAAGTATAATCCATTTTTAGATTTATCAATTAATTGGGTTGGTCTTTGCGACCATCTCGTAAAACTATAAAACCATGATAACAATAGACGATAAAAAAGATTTACTTTTAGCGACTATATATCTTTTAGAATTTGATAACGCTGTTATATTACAAAGGTCTTTAGTTGGTGTAGATTTAAAAAAATTAGACTTTAAAAAAATATGGTCTATTCATCAAAAAGCTTTAGAAGATGATGACGATTTAACCGAGACTTATAAAAGCCAAACTTATTACAATAAATTTTTAAAAGAATATAAATAAAAACTTAAAACCATGGAAGCAATTAAAAATTTAGTAGAAGCTCAAGAAGCAGCTTTGCTCGACGGTGATTTTGACACCGCTCAAGAAATCGAAATTGAGATTAATAATATAATTGAAAACGAATTATGATTGACAGCTATAACTCACCTTGGTTAAATTCCAATAGTCCTGACTTTGAAGACAATCGTAAAAATTGGGACGACGACGATTTTGACCAAGAAGCAGACGACTGCGACGATTATGAAACAAACGAACTTTTTAAAGACTAAGCCATGAATACAACAAAAGGACCTTGGAATATTTTCAAACAAGATGAAGATATTCATATTTTTTCAAAAAACGAGACAGCTGCTGTTGCAACTTTAGTAGGTTGGAATGACGATGAAGAAGGATTAGCAAACGCAAATCTTATTTCAGCTTCACCTGATTTATATAAAGCTTTAAAAGGAATGATTAAATTGTATGAAAAACTTCAACCTGCTGGTGGTTATCAAGGTTATTATGATGCAGCTGTTATGGCTATTGAAAAAGCAAATCCATGCAAGTAGTCAAAGTATTTTATGACCTTGAGACAACTGGAACCGACGAGCGCAAACATAGCATCCATCAAATTTCGGGTTGTATTGAGGTTGATGGCGAAGTGGTTGAAAACTTTAATTTCAAAGTTGCTCCGCACCCTAAAGCGAAAATCGAACAAGAGGCGCTCGATGTCTGTAAAGTCACCGAAGAGCAAATTAGGGCTTATCCTGAAATGAAAATTGTTTATAAGCAAGTTCTTAAAATGCTCGGTAAATATATTGACCGTTACAATGCAAGAGACAAAGCTTATTTGATTGGCTTCAATAACCGTAAATTTGACGATGTATTTTTTCGTTGTTGGTTTGAACAAAATGGAGACAGCTTTTTTGGCTCCTGGTTTTGGACAGACTCAATTGATTGTATTGTATTGGCTTCGCAATATTTGATTGGACACAGGCGCCGCAATATGCCTTCATTCAAGCTTAAACGTGTTGCTAAAGAATTAGGCTTAGTTGTTGATGAAACAAGGCTTCATGATGCCGAATATGATATTTATATTACTCGGCAAGTTTACAGAATATTAACCGGAATCGAAACGGAGTTATGAGAGTCACACCATCGCAAAAAGAATCCTGTCCTATTACAAAAGCATGTCGGGATATTTTGGACGCAAATTTGAAGACCCTGGACGACGAGACAAGACGTTATTTGGGGGAATCCAAAATGTATAACGCTTCAAGAGATAAAGACTATAAACCAAAATCTTGCCGAAGTTGTAATTCAATGAATTATTCTAAAAACGCCTACTGCAATAATTGTGGTAATAAAATATAAATTATGTGGTTTAAAAATTTACTTTGGAAGTGGTTTAAAAATCAAATATTAAATTATTTGAAAAATCAAAAAGACTATACTGAGAATTTGATTAAAAATACAAAACCGAGTTTTTTAATTGAAGCCCCCGTTAAAATACCTATAAAAGAATTTCGGTTTGAATACGAACTTCCAAAAGAATATGGCTTTGACCCTGATTTTCCAAATATCAAACCTTTGGCTTATCATGAATTATGTGCAAAGCAAGCTATTTTTAAAGAACTTGAGCCCCTAATTAAATTAGAAATTACAGACACACATATTAAAAGTTCAATCTTTATAGGCTTAAAACCATGATTTCAGATACGCAACTATTGCTCCAAAAAATCAAACGACTTGAAGCACAATTTTATGTTGAGCTTAAAGCCCATGAAATCGATAACGCTCGCGAGACCTTGAACCAAATCGAAAGACTTCGAGAATGGCGCCGCGAATTACATCAAAAGAAATTAATAGCCAAATTCGTTGCAAGCAGCAAAGGAATAACTGAAGCCATGAAAGGTATTGGAAAAGCTATGAATAAAATCAAAACAGAAATCTTTAAATAAAAAACCTATGAGAATAGTATTATTGTATGTTGGGCTAATAATTGCTACTGCGATTGAGCCAAATTTAGTTTTAAATCGTTGGATATATGCCGCCGTTATTGTGGTCGCAATTATCGGAGATTTCAGGTCATTTATTAGAACCTCTAAAAATATTTACGTATGAGTAAAATACAAAAAAAAGAATCGGTGTTGCATGATTGGACAATGGATTTGACTTTTCAAATGCAAGCTTTATTAATGACCGGTATGCGCGGACCAGATGGCTCAATGAAAGATAACCCAGCAAAAGCAATTGTTAGGTTCTTGCGTGGAGTTGTTTTAAAGCCCGCTGGTCGATGCAATCTTGAAGAAAATGATAACTCATTTATGTGGGGTTGTTATGACCCTGAAATGACCGAAATGAGTTTTGAACGATTTGCAAAAGAATTAATAGACGACCACGATGGCTATCCTCATCATTTTCTTATGCACTTGATTCATTGCGCCGCAGTTGTTGGTTTTTATCATCCTGACGATTGGACCCGAACAAACTGGATTTGGTTTTACAAAAACATGTGTGATGCTTTTCACATGCATCCAGAATCTGTTACGGAAGTATCAAAACGATTAAATGATTTTAACAATATAATTCCAGAATAATATGAGATTCGGTGAAATGATTGCCCAAAAAAATGTGCTAATCTGCTTTTTGTTAGATTGGCTTCAGTCCCCCGTAAATGGGGTTAAGATTGAAAGACAAATATAGGTCAAATCCGGTCAATCTCGACGAGAAACAATACTTTTTTTTATTGTTTACGTTCCAACTATTTGATTTCCAATAATCTGGACCCCAAAAAAGGCCATTTGTAAACAATGTAAACAAAGTAAACAAAGATTCCTTATAACCCTATTGGAATATTTCGATTTTTTATTATAGGTATTTACTTACAATTACTATATTATTTTATAATTAAAAGTTTTATATATTTATTGTTTACATTGTTTACAGGAGCCTCCAGGTCTTGGTACCAAAGGAAAAACAAAGAGAAACAATGATTGTTTACAATTGTTTCTCTTTGTTTCTTAACCCCATCGTTTTTCACCTCCAAGGCTCTCACCATTGGTTCCAGGTTTGATGAACTTGGGTTTGTTTCCGGATTGCAATTCACGCTCCTTAACGAGCTTTAAATTGCGTTCAGCCTGCTGCTTCTTAGTGAGTCTTTTGGCCATCTCGTTCAAGTATTAATTCGATAGCCTCAATGATTTCTTCGGTCTTAAAACCGTCGGCAAATGTTTGAATCAATTGACATTCCGAATAGAATTTGAACTGTGGTTTTTTAATTCTCAAAGCATCACAAAGTTCCTGGTTTTTAGCCATGTCAATTGTAATGACTTTAATCTTATCTTCGAGACCTGAAGCGAGTTCTACCACATTTGCGGGTGACTGAAGCCAATCCAACAAAAAGCAAATTAACACATTTTTTTGGGCAATCATTTCACCGAATCTCATACGTAGATATTTTTAGAGGTTCTAATAAATGACCTGAAATCTCCAAGGACTGCGACCATAAAAACGATTGCAAACATCCAACGGGTCAGGACTAAATTTGGCTCGAAGAAAATGACGATTGGTCTAAGCGGTACACACTCGCGTGCAAAGGCCGCGGAGAATTAATTTTCGAAGAAATTCTAAATATAGCGGACGACCAAGAATTTGACTTTTACGAGAAGGACGGTGTTCAACTTGTTAACCACAATGTTATTCAAAGAAGTCGCTTAAGAGTAGATGCCCGCAAATGGTATTTAGCTAAAGTTGACCCTAAAAAATATGGTGATAAAATTGACCATACGTCTGACGGTGAAAAAATCGAGAATGTTATTAAAGTCGGTTATGCTCCTAAACAAGAAGAGTAATGGCCGAAATAAAAATCGATTTTAACCCCGAACTTTTTAACGATATATATTGGCTACTCAAAGCGGACTTCGACAATGAAGCTATCCGCTATATTTATCTTTACGGCGGTTCATCAGCATCAAAAACCTATACATGTGTGCAGCTTCTAATTGTCTGCATGTTGTCGGGTCCTGATGAAAATACAATGGTGCTTAGAAAATTCGGCGTAGACATCAAAGATAGTATTTATGCCGACTTCACAGGTATAATAAATGACTGGGGCCTTACCGATTATTTTAAAATCCAAATCAATTATATTGAGTGTAAACTAACCGGTTCTTATATCCGCTTTAGAGGTCTTGACGACTCGGAAAAAATCAAAGGTCTTGCAAGATTCAAGCGCGTGGTTTTGGAAGAGATTAGCCAGTTTGATGAAGTCGATTTAAAGCAAATACGTAAACGTTTACGTGGACGTAAAAACCAGCAGATAATCGGCTTATTTAATCCTATCAGTGAAACTCATTGGCTCAAAGAAAATATCTTTGATAAGGCTAATTTGGTCGAGCATCCGATTGATGCAAATATTACGAGTTGCCACAAATCTCAAAGCGGCAATTTTGTTGTGTATAAAGTTACGTACCTCAACAACTATTATATCGTAGGTAAATTTAAAGACGGCAAACAAATAGGTGGTTTTGTTGACCAGCACACAATCGATGACTTTGAAAAAGACAAGATTGACGATTTCAACTACTACCAAATATATGGCCTCGGCAACTGGGGTAAATTACGGACCGGTGGAGAATTTTGGAAAGATTTCAACACAAACAAACACGTATTGGATAGCTCAGATAAACTCACACGTGGAACCGAATTTATTAACAAGGCTAAATTTAATCCAGCGCTTCCTGTGCACCTCGTATGGGACGAAAACGTTAACCCACATATAACCTGTCTCGTATGGCAAATTGATACGGTCAACGGAATACGTGAGGCCAGACAGATTGACGAAATTTGTTTACCGGACCCACGCAATCGTGTTTCTGATGCTTGCAATGAATTTAGGAAACGTTATCCGCAGCACATCGTAAAAGGTCTATTTATATATGGCGACCGAACATCTATTCGAGAAGATACCAAACTTGAAAAAGGTGAAAACTTCTTTACTAAGGTCCAACAAGCATTGCATGATTATTTACCGCGGCTTAGAATGCAAAATGTTAACCCAAGCATCGTGCAGTCCGGTGGATTTATTAATGAGATTTATCGCAATAATTACGGAAATATTTCTATATTTGTTTCTGACATTTGCAAGAAAAGTATTTTTGATTACCAATACGCCCTGGAGGACTCAGATGGCACGATTAAGAAGACCAAAAAAACTAACCCCCTTACTAAGGTTTCTTATGAAGAATTTGGCCACTGTAGTGATGCAAAACGATACTTTATTACTGTAGCGTTTGCCACTGAATACCAGACTTATCTTAGAGGTGGAAAAGCTACTAAAATTGCAATAGGACGAACCAAATCAAAATCAGGCTATTAATGTGGAACCCAGACATCGAAGAAACTTTAGCTGAAAAGCAATTAAAAGCTAAAGCGAAAAAAGCCCTACATAAATTCAAAATGACGTGTGCAAAAAACCGTCGTAAAAGAAAATAGTTATGGCTTATATAGAACAAGCAGACTTCTTGGCCCAAATCCAAGACGTAAATCTTCAGCAAATCCTAAACAACAATGACTCAATCCGGGTCACTGCGGTTAATACTGCAACGGCTGAAGCCAGGTCTTACCTTATTCAGAAATACGACATCGATAAAGAGCTTCTTAAGACAGGCGCCGCGCGTGACCCTCAAATGGTCATGACGATTATCGATTTGGCTCTTTTCCATTTACATTCGCGTATTGCCCCACGTAATATTCCGGAGCTCAGACAAGGCCGTTATGACAATGCTATTCAATGGCTAAAAATGTGTGCTTACGGAGATATAACCCCGGCGCTTGAAAAGCTCAATCCAATTTCCGGTATGCGGACCAGGTTTGGAGGCAATAAGAAAAACGAAAATTCCTACTAATGAAATTTATAACCTCAAATAAAACGATTGCCAAAGTCGCCAACTTTATTGGCTATGGGTCAGTGGTCACTTTAGAGACTAATCCCAAGAATTTAGGCAAGTCAATTATGCCGCTCCAGATGCAAAGAATCAAACAAGATACTTTGACCTGGAGACTGGCTGTTGAAGAAATGGAAAGGGCCTATTTTCCATACCGCGTACAAGTTCAACAATTGTATCTTGACACAATCCTTAATGGTCACGTGTCCGCATGTATGGAAAGACGAAAAGACCTTAGTCTATTACGTGAAGGCCAAGTAGTTTTGCCTGGTGGAGCCGTCGATGAAAAGTGTACTGAGTTGCTCAATGAAAAATGGTTTTCGGATTTCAAGTCATTGGCTTGGGATGCACTTCCATTTGGTTATTCGCTAATTAGTCTTGGCGACGTAACCGACGGGCTTTTTAAAGACATTCAAACAATCAAGCGTTGGAATATTTCACCTGATAGATATGTGGTCGCCTCGGTGCCGTATAATCCTGAAGGAACAAATTTCTTGACAGACGTTGAGGCTAAAAAATGGCATGTATATGTGCCGACCCCAAATAACATTGGAACCTCTCCATGTGGCTACGGGTTTTTATATGCTGTAGCCGTTTATGAGATATTCTTACGTAATATTTTAGGCTACAATGGCGACTTTGTTGAATTGTATTCTCAACCATATCGAATCGGTAAAACGAACAAAACTGAAGAAGCTGAACGAAATGCTTTTGAGCAGGCTGTTGCTGAAATGGGTTCCGCAGGTTATATGATTACGGACACAGACGGCGACACAGTAGAATTTCTTGAGACGCAGCTTGGTGGAACCGGTTGGCAAGGCTACGAGAATTTTGAAAAACGTCTTGAAGCCAAGATTTCAAAATTAATCTTAGGCCATGCAGATGGACTCGATTCAGTGCCTGGAAAATTAGGCGCCGGAACTGGTGAAGACAATCCTGTTGCTGAAGCTTTGAAAGATAAGCAAAGTAAAGACGGCACCTTTTTGTGTGACATCATTAATACTGAGTTGTTTCCACGTTTACGTGCATTAGGCTTCCCAATACCAAAAGGAGCCAAATATGAGTTTAAAAACGACTCAGAAATCAACGAGAACAATACTAAGTTAACTAACTTGGCGGTTAACATGAAAAAAGCCGGCCTACAGATTGACTCCAAATATTATGAAGACCAAACTGGTATTAAAGTGGCTATTCCTGAACAACCTGAGCCGCCTAAAGATGAGACCAAGGTTGACCCTAAAAAGGACGTTAAGGAGAGTATCAAAAATAAGCTTGAGAAAATATATAGCTGATGAAATACAGCAAAAAACAGATTGACAACTTGATGCAAGGTATTTTTGACGGCTCTATTTCAGTCGACAATTTACCAGTCGATTTATACGAAGCGACCGCCAAAAAGTTAACGTCTGCTTTTACCAAGATTGAAGGTACACCAAGCAAAGCATTATTAGGTGAACTAACGGAGAATATTTATTTGTTTTCAGGAGCCAAAACTTATCAGCAAATCAATGAAATCACATTGCTTGGTGATAACGGCGCAATCAAGTCTTTTGGTGACTTTAAAAAAGAAGCCTTGAAGATTTACGAGCAGTACAATGTAAGATGGTTAGAAGCTGAATATTCAACAACCATTGCGAACGCCCAAAACTGTGTTCGCTGGGACCAGATTGAAGAACAAAAGGAAACATTGCCTTATTTGACATATTCGGCAATCATTGACCCTAATACATCGGTAATTTGTGCGCCTCTCGATGGAATCACGCTTCCGGTTGGTCACCCGTTCTGGTCAAAGAACGCTCCAGTCAATCATTTTAACTGTAGATGTACGTTTATTCAAAAAGATAAATTCGACGCGTCTGTGAGCTCCAAAACGCTTGTGGATAAGGTTGAAAAACAGATGGCTTTAACCAAACAACCGTATTTTAATAATAACCCTGGTAAAGACAAAGAAATTTTCAACAAAAATCATCCTTATTTTGATGTGCCTGTAAAAGACGAAAAGCTTGCCAAGAACAATTTCAATTTACCGCTTCCAGATGGGCAATAAATTCAATCTTGACAAAGTAATGGCTAACCTAAAGCAAGTCGATATGTCGCTTGATTTGGCTAACGTCGCTAAAAATGATTTTCTTGAGAACTTCAAGCAACAAGGGTTTGACGGCATACATTGGAAAGAGGTACAACGACGAGTCAAAGACACAGATGCCTGGAAATATCCACTGAAGTATAATATGGGACGACGGACCAGAAATATATTGCAAGGAAAAGGCAGTGGACGCCTCAGAAGAGATGTTGCTAATTCAGTGGCTCGAGGTAAGAAAAATTCTAAATGGTCTTATACGCTTGTTGTGGCAAATCCCTACGCCGGTTTCCATAACGAAGGCACAAACAAATTGGCCCGACGTCGATTTGTTGGAATGACAAGGCGGCTCAATGAAATGTTGCTGAGAAAAATAAAACAAAAAATAGATTCTGCATGGAAAGTTTAATAAATGAAATTTTGGCTGTTTTAAGCGGTATACCGGGACTGAATTTCACGGCGGTATATAACAACCAATTTGACTATATTGAAGGAGGCGAAAGTTATTCTTTTGGTATGCCATGTGGATTTGCTGAAGTTACAAATCCAAACGATATGCAACTCGGTGGAATGTATCAAGGCAGCGATTTAATGCTTACTGTACACCTCGGACAAAATGTCTTAAACGGTCAATTAATGGACGAAAATTTGTCTATATTTGCTCTGAGAGATTTAGCAATAAAAGCCTTTGCCAATTTCAAAGGAACGGCCACAGGTTTATTCGTAAAAATCAACGAAGAACAAGATTCAGACCATACCAATATTTATCATTTTAAATTGATGTACAAATTCCATTGGATTGATAAAACTGCGGTTCCTGATGAACTATATTCGACCCCTCCAACAAACTTAATAATTGACGACGGCTATATGTTCCGGCAACCCATTGAGGCAATAATTGATAATCTTTATAGGTTTTAAAAAGCAATGTGTGATTGTTGCCGATTTCTTTAACCAAAGCTTGATTATAAGCAACATTCTTAGGCCCACGTTTATCTGGGCTAAGAGTCTCTATTACTTTAATATCGTAGTCAATATTGTAGTCAAGCATCGGTTAATTAATTAGCCGTAAAGGCGATTAAATTCGGGGTTGAATCTTCAGCAATAATATAACCGGAAATTGTTGGAAATATTCTGCTTATCGTTGTTTTATTTTGGACCAAAAATGTACCGCTCGAAAAAGCCGTTGATTCAGCGCGCACTTTCAAATTGTTTATAAGGACATCATTAACACCGGTTACATTACGAATAACGATTTCTAAATCGGAGACTTTAAAGACGCCATTAAAAGGTAATGAGGCTAAAAATACATCGATTGCATTGTTGACTGTGCCGGCAATTACGGTTGAATACTGACCATCATAAAACACCTCAGCATCAATATAAAGTCGGTCAGCATCTGAGCTCAAACAATTGTAAGTAATTCCAGCGACTCCGATAATATTGACGTATGATTGTAAGGCGGCTAATTCAGTCGGTGTTAAAGGCTCAGGAGGTTCATTTTTAGCGGTCTTAATAATAACCCGATTTGAGATTGTCGAAACAACTGAAACCCTGGTAACCAATCGAAGCGCCTTATCAAGAATCGGATATAGCGGCGCAAGGTCTACAAGTTGAACAATCTGAGGTGCTGTAGCCGAATATTGAAATTCAAGAATCTTTTGAGCTAACCAATCACGTGTGCCTGGAATAGCTTTGCTGATTTTTAAATCGGTTTCATCTCGGAACACATCAATAATTTGCTCCAGGAGCATGATTGCTGAAGCTACCACAAAAGACCATAACCGCCATAAAGCTCGGCGGCTTGTACTGGAAGCTTCAGCCAGTTCCGGAATAGCTTGAACATCTAAAATAATTCCAGCCTGTATTTCTTCAACTTTACGAGCCATGTCTTTCAATTATTAAGTTTGTTGGAGGGGTCGAATATAGTTCATCAGGAACCGCAGTTTTATCAATCCAATGGAATTTGTACATCAATTT